TGGAACCACATTTTGGGGCATGCTATATCTCGAGGGGGTGCTGGCATAAAGGAGCAAGTGCACCATCGGAGCAGTCTGCGGAAGGTTCCCTGTGGCATGACAGGGGGTACTATTCGTTGGCTGGCTCCGAGCCTGGCAATGCGGCAGGACCCGGAGGAGAGAGGGGTGGACCCCCTTGAGGTAAGACAAACAGTACATTCATAATTACCGCACTATCAGAGCCACCAATGAGCCATTCGTTGTGGGAAAGGTGTGTGCTGTTGCAAGTCCGATCAACCTCCGGCCGAAAGGCGTTACCGCATAGGGTGTGGCAATGTGCACACGGCACGTGCCACACCCGCGCACTTCTGGTACTGAGCTGGAACGCATTAAGTTGCAGTGCGACTTCGGAAACTTAATTTATATCCTTTCTCATTGGTATTAACCAATTATGCGTAATGCAAGAACCAGAGTTTTCGAAACGAGGCGCCGACCTAGACAGACGGTATTGGGCTACACACCCAAGCACGACAAAGTGTATTTAGCAGGTTTGAACATGGTGGTTCCAGAAAGAAAGAAGAGAACGCAGAAACAGATTGATGCTGCCCGCAGGAAAATGCTAAAGGGAGGTAGACCTCCAAAGCAAGTGTTATATTTTCCGAGGGACACTGGCAGTGTTCAAAATCCTTCAATTTATCTGGATGGTGGCATGTCTGTATATGGGACCTAATCCCATTTAAAGCGCACCAGACACCCCCATGTGTGAGTGTATATTATACGCATGGCTATTTGCAGTGTTGACACTCATGCTCTCAGTCGTACTAACATCAGGACTTATTTTTGTTATGACGCATTTTTATACTTTATGCCAATTGGCAGTCTCATTAGGCTTGTTGTATTCCCTGCGCCTTTTACTAATTGCAGCTGTGCGGTACTTTAGGCGATGCATGACACCACTCGTGCCAATTCGAAAGGCTACTTGGTCTGAGCAGTCCAACAATCGGCATGTGGAAGCCCTTGTCTCGCAATATGAGGCATGGCTACTGCACACCGTTGTTGGAGTCGACTCACCCTTTCGTTCACCAGCTGATGCTGAATTGCTACACACGTATTTACGAGGACGTCGCACTACTGTTGACGGCGCTGGGGCTGTAGGCGATGAAGAGATTGACGTCTTCTCTCGGCTATTCGACATCGGCGCTGGTAGGCGTGAGGCATTGCGTGCAACAATATTACCAGACTGGCTTGTTCACTACGCCCAGAACATGTCGGATGATGGCAGGTTCCATGGGTTGTGGCATGCCGGTCAGCTTGTGCGCAATGCAGCTCATGCGGCGGCGATGTACAATGGCAATTTGCCAATGCCGCTGCACAATTATTACGGCACATTCCAAATCCAGACCGCCACGTACAATGTTGCCACGTCGCTTCAAGAGCAGCTGTGCAATGGTCGATTCGTTAATCTTATTATGGGAGCTTTGCTCAAAGTGGAACGGAAGCGGCTAGGCAGCGGGAATGTGCGAGAACGTTTATTGTCCCGCCTCCGGGTGTTTGATGCATCGCGGGGGGGGGAAGATCCCGACGTCGGTGCTTTTTTGGAGCGGGTACAATACACCAAGTACAGCAAGGTCACATCGTCTACAATGACGCTTGCCGATTTGTTTCCACAACTGGCAAGGTACGCCGAGAGGGTCCATCTCCGAGAATTCTATCGTGAGCTGACCCAGGCTTATCATGTGATTGGGGAAGGTGATGAACCATGCGTTCCTCGCACTGAGTATTTGCCAACGTTGGATTGGCTTTTTAAACGGTATTTCCCTGATTTAAATTTCGTCGCAAGGCGTCGTGAACGAGACCGGTACCTCAAATTGGTTCGTGAGGCCAAACTCGTCAGAAATCATACAATGCTACGATTGGGTGCGCTTACATATAGCACACCACTCGAAGCACGTTCGCTGCGCATTGCATTTGGAGAGTCAGCCCGTTCATTGAGAAAGGACGGTAGCATTGCCTCCAGCCCACATCTCGATTTGTACATCGTCAATTTCTGCATGGCTGTCACTTTGCAGTCAGACGGTGTGCAGGTGCACAAGATGCACTAGGTAGCCCCGGTGCTTGAGGCCGCAATTACCACCGACTTTCCAGTCGGGTTTCGCAATGCGGTTCATTCAAACATCGTGGGTCAGACCACATCTAAAGATCGCTGTTACATGACTTTACCTCCACTTATTTGCTCACGCCTTGGCAGTTACAACAACAATTTAAGTAACTTGTCACAAGCGGTTGAGAGGAGGGTTTATACTGTTTCAGATGGCTCCGGTGGATTTGTAGACTGTCCGAAGCCGACAACCACGTTTGATTTTGAATTTTGTAAGGAGCTGGCAACACACTACACTGGTAGGCGGGAAAGGTTGACAGGCGATGAATTCTTGTCGCACTGTCCACGCCATAGCCGAAAGGCATATCAGCGAGCTGTGCTACAAAATGCCATCTCCGGTTGTAATAGGGCGCACGCCTGGATCTTCCCCTTCGTTAAAAATGAGAAGGTGGATGTGTCCAAGGCATGTAGGTTGATCAGCCCTAGACACAAACGCTTTAACGTGGAACTCGGGCGGTACACCAGAGCAGTGGAGGAAGAGTTGTATAGGGCTTTGGGGCGAGCATGGGGCGACGAGGTCACACAAGAAAACACCATCGCCAAGGGAATGACTATCACCCAGATAGGGGCGGCTATCAGTCAGAAGTGGCATGCATTTAAATGCCCGGTGGCTGTAGGGCTGGATGCGTCGCGGTTTGACCAGCATGTGTCCAGACAGTGCCTCGTTTGGGAGCATCAATTTTACAAGGAGTTGTTTCCTGGCGATGAGTATCTGCAGTTTCTTTTGAGACAGCAACTGGACAACACATTTGTCGTTAAAAGTGGCAGTGACAAATATCAATTCACAGTCAATGGGACGAGAATGAGTGGGGACATGAATACAGCATTGGGCAACTGCATTATCATGTCAAGTCTAGTGTTATTGTACTGTCGCCACGTGGGAGTGGCGGCCAAGCTCATCAACAATGGGGACGATTGTGTGGTGTTTATGGAGAGTGGGGATTATCATCGGTTCGCAAGTCAGTTGGATGGGTGGTTTCTAGCACTGGGATTTGAGATGAAGGTGGAAGAGCCAGTCTATGAATTGGAACAAATTGAATTTTGCCAGATGCATCCAATTCGAGTAGGCAACTCGGTGGTGATGGTTCGGAATGTCACCTCCGCTTTCAGTAAGGACGTCATGTCCCTTGGCAGCACTGACATCAAACATTACCGTCATTGGCTGTATGCAGTAGGACAATGTGGCACCTCGCTGTATGGCGACATGCCACTCTTCAAAGCTCTCTACGCCTTCATGATGCGGGAAGGAACACCATCAAAGATTGGCTTCGATTCACAACTATACAATAGTGGGTTCATGCGGTTGGGCAAGGTGGTCCGCTGCCGAGCCGAACAGAATTACACCGTGCGTCCTGCCACTCGTATTAGTTTCCAGCTCGCTTTCGGCATTACTGTTCGGGAGCAGCTTGAAGTGGAGCAGTACCTTGATTCCGCTAGACTTAGCGACACACTCTCACACACATTCAGTCACCCTGGGCTGGCCTTTCTCGCCAGAGGGAAATTCTAATCCACAAACACACACACACACACACACATACACACACACTTTGCCCAACTGATGCCCAATAACAAAAAATCAAAGAAGGGCGCGCAGCAAAAGGCTAAGGCGGCACCCACACCCGGCCCAGCACAAGCGATCTCCAAGAAGCTCGTGCAATTACAGGATGCAGTCAACCAACTCACCGTAGCGTCGAAACGGAAAGGGGGAGGCGGCGGTTCCATGTCCCTCGGTCGTTTGGTTGATGCGGGGGTCACTGGCATTGCAAAGATATTTGGCATGGGAGATTACACGATTGAGCACAATTCTCTTTCAGACATTATGGGGAAGGTTGGCTCCGCTTCGATGAGCGTGCCCGCCTTTTCACCAATGGCCAACAATCGCGTAAGGCACAGAGAATGCCTGGGAATGGTTTTGGTTCCAGCCAGCACAGCTTTCCACGTCATCAAGAAGTTGCGGTTTAATCCCACCGACCCTAATACTTTTCCTTGGTTGAAGAATATGGCAGGTGGTTATACCTCGTACCGTGTACATGGCGCAGCACTAGTTTATGAAAGTAATACCAGTGAGTTTTCAACCACGCCATACATGGGCACCGTATGCATTGGCACGAAGTATGACACGCGTGAGAGTGATTTCACCTCCATGATGGACATGCAAAATGCGAAGTTTAGTGTTTCTGCCAAGCCAAGCCAACATATTCTTCACCCACTTGAATGTAAGCCAGGATTCCAACAAGTCGATACGTGGTTATGTCGTCGGGGCAATGAGACTGACACTTCGTTTCTATATGACAAGTGCAACATGTACGTTGCCACTGAAGGTGTTTCCGCAAGCGTGGGCACTGTTCTTGGGCGTTTGTGGTTAACATATGACATCGAACTTATTAACCCCGTCATGCCTTTAGGCCAGTTCGTGTACAACGACCGGTGGGCTAGCACTTGGCAGAACAACACAGAGGAGCGTTTTGGCAATGCTGCTAGGGCCTTTACCGCGCGCGATGCGGCTTTCACTGGACCAAACCTGTTGGAGTGGAGTCCACTTGCTGTAACCGACGACACTGCCGTTTATTTGGATGAGGGCAACCATCGATTTGTTATACGACGGCCAGGTTTGTACGTTTTCCAATGGAATAATTTGGGCGCGGGATTGGGAACGGTATCGGACACACCTTTGACTGCGTATGTTGCAGGGTCAGCAATATGTGAGGACAAGGAGCTGGTGGCGGTGTACACTGACACCGCTCATTGCTACACACTTGTCTGCCACGTGTTGCAAACATCTGGGGACGGTGTAAACTACGCTGAGGTCTCTTATAAAACATCCCGGACCGGCACCATTGCTGGACAGTCAATTGGTATCTCCCTTGCTGTATAATTGGGCAACCACACACTCACACACCCCACTTTCACTGGCTGCGACTATCCAGTGATCGTATATAGTCCTGTAAGAAGTCAGGCCAACTATTCTGTATTGGTGACACGTATTGTAAGCGGTGAGCAGACACTAGGGTGGTGGGTTAATCCATCCTTAGGCACCGTAGCGAT